CCCGCGAAAAGGCCGCGACGGATCAAAAGACTTTTGTGGATAAGTATAAGGCGGACGCCAGCGCCTTCGAAGCCAAGACGCCCGATTTCAAGAAAGCTTACGACCACCTCCTGAACTCGCGCGCCGCTGAATTGAAGGCGATCGGCTACGATACGCCGGAAAGTCTGCATCAGGCTTTGGTCGCCGATGAGTACGCGATTGCAGAAATGGCTTTCGCGAAAGGCAAGAGCCCGGCGGAAATGATTTACGCTCTGGCAAATCAGCGCGGGTACAAAAAGGCAATGGCGGCGGATCCTGATGCGGGGGCCGGCGCCGAAAAGTTGGCAACGATCGAACGCGGACAAGCGGCGCATAAAAGTTTGTCAGCGACGGGCGGAAGCTCGGGCGATCAGGACATGACGGCGCAAGCCCTCATCGACATGCCGGCGGAAGATTTTGAAAAGTGGTGCAACGCCAACCCAGCGAAGGCGAAGCGACTTTTCGGCGGCTGACGGCCGCTCTGTTCGAAGTGAGTAAAGGGCGGCGGGAGCCTTAACAAATCCCGTTCTCGTCTGGCGCCCGTCATCGCGCCACGCCTCCACTAAGGGCGGGAAATCTTGGTGTTGCGCTCGGTCGCGGCGGTTCGCGGTCAACCCACAGCACCCTGAAATTCCCAATTGGAGGCATCATCCGATGTCTGTGACTTCCTACGGCGTGAACCACGTCCTCTCGAATAAGCTTTGGGCTAAAAAGCTCAACGTCGAAGCCCTCAAGGAAACCTATTTCGGCAAGTTCATGGGCGAGGGCGCCTCGAACATGATTCAGCGGAAAACCGACTTCGAAACGAACGCTGGCGATAGCGTGACTATCGGCCTGCGCGTCCAGTTGACCGGCGACGGCGTGACCGAAGGTCAGACCCAGCAGGGCAACGAAGAGGATCTGACCATGTATAACGATAAGCTTGCCATCAACGAGCTTTCGCACGCGGTCCGCACCAAGAATAAGAATTCCATCGACGCCCAGCGCGTTCCGTTCAACCTGCGCGCGGAGAGCAAGGACGGCCTTACCGACTGGTACGGCAACCGCCTTGATACCTGCATGGCGAACCAGCTTACCGGCAACGTGCTGGTGGTGGATCCCCGCTATACCGGCAACAACCCGATCACGCCGGCGACGAACATCTATCGCCCCGGTGGCGCGACCGATGACGCCACCATCAATGGCGACAACACCAAGACAATGAAATTGCAGTTCCTCGACCACATGCTGGAACGCGCAAAAACCATGTCGCCGATGATCCGGCCGGTAAAGGTCAACGGGAAAAAGAAGTATCTCGCGTTTCTGCACGACTACCAGGTGACGGACCTCCGAACGGATGCCGGCGCGGGCCAGTGGCTCGATATCCAGAAGGCCGCGCTCGCGGGCGGGGCTGGCAAGGATAGCCTGATCTATTCCGACGCGCTCGGGGAGTATCGGGACGTCATCCTGCACAGCTGGAACCGCCTTCCGGTCGGCATCAAGAACGACAATACCGCCGCTCCCAGCACCCGGCGGGGCGTGTTCTGTGGCGCGCAGGCTGCGGCGGTCGGCTTCGGCAAGGAGTTTTCGAGCGGCTCGCACTTCAAATGGATTGAAGAGCTGTTCGATTACGAGCGCGAGCTTGGCGTTTCGGCGCAAACCGTGTGGGGCATCAAGAAGAGCGTCTACAACGGCGCCGACTTCGGCGTGATCCCCTTCACCACCTATGCCGTCGCGCACTAAGCGCGGCTGCTGATCCTGTTCAACCTGGGGCGGCGTAAGTCCGGCGAAGCAAGGCGCTTCGCCGGCGGCCTCCTAAAGCTCTGAAAGGGCAAAACTACGATGGGTCAAGCTCGTCAAAATGCGGCGCAGTTGGTTCACTATCTTCGTTTCAAGGTCAATTTCAACGACGCGGCAACCGCCGTGGCTGTCTTGAAACAGAGGTTGCCCAAAGGGGCAATTCCCCTGCGCGCTACCGTCCTGAAAACCACGCAGTGGAATTCGGCGACCTCGGCCGCGTTGAACGTCGGCTTTGCCGGCGGCACGGGCACCGAACTGGTGAACGCTGCCGACGTCAAGACCGCGGCCGGTCAGGCGGCGGGCGTCCTCACGGGCGCTGCGCTGCTGCCGCTCGCGGCTGAAACTCAGGTGCAGGCGTCGGTTGCGTTCGTGGGTGCGCCCACGGCCGGCGCGGCCTACGTCGTGATTGAGTACATCCCCGACAACGACTTGAACGCCGGCCAGTAGGCCGGTGGATATCTGGCTGCACTACGCGGGGGCGGCGCTGGTTCTTGAAAAAGAGCTGGCGCCGCCCTCGGCTCATACGCCGGCGGTTGTCCCGGCTTCTCCGGCTGTGACGGTGGCAGATGGCAAGCCCGAAAAACTACCTCGACCTTCAAAATCAGATCGCCGAGGATCTGACGCGCCCCGACCTGACGGCCGAAACAAAAAACGCGGTCGCAAACGCAATTGAATTCTACGAAACCTCGCGGTTTCACTTCAACGTCACCCGCTCCAAGACGTTTCCCACGGTCGCCGGGCAATCGGCATACGGCGCCGCGGCTCTGGCTGAAATCCCGGATCTGATCGAGCTGGACGCGCTGTTTCTGTTCGACGGGCGGCCGTCCGAGCTGGAAAAGTACGAAGTTGACGAATTCGAATGGCTGCAAGGGTCGCAGACCGGCCGCGGCCGGCCAACTTCTTATTGCTACGTCGACAGTCAGATTTTGCTCTGGCCGGTGCCGGCCGCGGTCTACACCATCCGCCCGCACATGCATTACAAGCTGGCGCCGCTGGTCGCGGACACGGATAGCAACGCCTGGACCGTTGACGCGGAACAGTTGATCCGCTGCCACGCAAAATTGCTGCTCTACGCCAACGTGATTGAGGACACGGAGGGAATGCAGCGGATGCAAGTCCAGATCCAGCCGCTTCTAGATCGCCTCGCCTATAAAGCCTCGGCGCGATCGTCCACCGGGCGAATTCGCGGGACGTCCTGGTAATGCCGATCATCCCTTTTCCGGAGTACAAGCCGGACGTTTCCGATTATCAGGCGCAAAGCGGGCGAAGCGTGCTGAACGTGGTTCCGCGCGGCGACGGCTACGGGCCCTTTAAGAGCCTCGCGGCTATCTCGGCTTCACTCGGCGCGCAATGCCGCGGCGCCTTCGCGGCCTACAAAACTGACGGCTCGGTCGTCGTGTTCGCTGCGACCGCGACAAACCTCTATCGTCTCGACAACACCGTTTTCACCTGGGCGATTGTGTCGCTCGCCGGCGGGCCCTATGCGGCCATTTCCGGCGAGGATCAATGGCAATTCGTCCAGTTCAACAACCTGGTGATCGCGGTTCAAGCCAATGTCGCGCCGCAAGTGTTCAACGTGGCAACGTCCTCGGCCTTCGCAAACCTGGCCGGCAATCCGCCGCAGGCGCGATATATCGCCATTATCGGAAAATTCGTCGTTCTGACGGGCCTTCTCGGTAATCCGAACCGCGTGAAGTGGTCGGGGCTGAACGACGTCAACGGCCCGAATTCCTGGACGGCCGGCATCAACTCGAGCGATGAGCAAGACTTGGCGGACGGCGGCTTTTGCCGCGGTATCGCCGGCGGCGAGGCCGGCGTGATCCTGCAAGATACGATCGTCCGGCGGATGATCTTTTTGCCGGGCGATCCGCGCGTTTTCCAAATCGAAAAAATCGCCGAAGAATTGGGGATGTATGGGCCTTATAGCCTGGTCCGCTCCGGATCGACGGTGTTTTTCTACTCGCTGAAAGGCTTCCACCGGATCGACCCGGGCGGCGTCCCAGTGCCGATCGGCCGCGAGCGCGTCGACCGCACCTTTTTCACGGATCTGGACGCGGCAAATCTTCAACTCTTCCTTGGCATCGCGGATCCGCGAAGCTCCCGGGTGCTCTGGTTCTACAAGTCTGTGAACGGCGCCGTAAATCAGTTCGACAAAGCGCTTTGCTACGATCCGGTGCTAGATCGCTTTACGCCGCTGCAAGTCTCCGGCGAATTCGTTTTCAACATGGCCCAACCCGGGATCACGCTCGAGGCCCTGGACGCGCTGGCGTCGGGCGGGAGTCTCGACGCCATGACGCAATCGCTCGATAGTTTTCAATCGGCGATCGTGCCCGAAATGGCCGCGTTCAACCCCGGCCATGCGTTGAACTTCTTCCGTGGCCCGAACCTCGAGGCGACGCTTGAAACGGCGGAACAGGGCACGGACGGCCGGCGCATCAAAATGAAGGTCGGTTTCCGGCCGGTGTCGGACGCCCCGGCGGTGTACGGCTCGGCCTCGCGCCGCGAAAACCTGCAATCGGCCGCCGCGGCGGTCCCCGAAAGCTTAGTGCACCCGAAAACCGGCATCTGCAATATGCGCGTCGACACGCGCTATTCCCGCTTTAAGTGCCGAATTCCGGCCGGCTCGGCCTGGTCCTTCATCAACGGGGTGGAGCCGGTCGACCTCGCCGCGACGGGTAAACGATGAGCGTTGGCACAACCGAAAAAGACCCGGCAAAATTCGCGATTGCCATCCAGCAACTATACGCGGGCCGATCGAACGCGACCGGATCGGTAACGCTCGCCGCCGGCGCGGCGTCTACCGTCGTCAGTCCGCCGAATTGCGCGCCGCAAAGCGCGGTTTTCTTGTTCCCGAAAACGGCCAGCGGGTCGGCGGCGCTCGCCACAACGTTCATTAGTGCGGTTGGGAAACAGTCGTTCACGATATCGCACGCGAACAACGCGCAAACCGATCGGTCCTTTTTTTATGTCTGCCTTGGCTAGTCTGCACTGTATCCCGCCGCAGCTCGCGCGCGAAATCTGGCCCCTGGTTCGGGACAAGCTTTATTCGGCCGTGCGGCGAACGGATCTGAGCCATTCGGTCGACGTCGCGCGCGATGTGCTGCACGGCGACGGCGTGCTCTGGCTGGCTTGCGATGGGCAGGAAATCGAGGCCGCGGCCGTTACGCTGCTGACGCGGACGGATCGGCATTTGGTGTGCCTGATTACCGCGCTCGGCGGCTCGAATATGGAACGGTGGCTTCCGCTGCTGTCACAGATTGAAGATTGGGCGAAGTCGGAAGGCGCCGCCCTGGTCCGCGTGATGGGGCGGCCCGGCTGGGCCCGCGTCCTGAAAGACTACGAAGTTTCAAACGTTGTTCTCGAAAGGGCTCTTTGATGGGCGGCACTAGCAAAAGCTCGCAAACCCAGACGCAAAGCCTCGCGCCGTATCAACCGGCACAGGAGGGCATCCAGGGCATTTTAAGCGGCCTGACGAACATGGTTCCGCAAGCCGGATTGAGCTCCAATTCGTCCGGCGCGCTGGACACGATCGTAAAGAGCGCCAACACGGCGAGCGGGCAGTTTTCGCCCGGTGTCACGAATGGAACGCTCGGCCTGCTCAACGGCGGCGGTGCGACCGCGAACGATGGCGCAATCAAACAGAACCTAGCCGATTACAAGGGCCTTCTTGCCGACACGGCGAGCGGCGCGAACATCGGCAACAACCCCGGGCTTCAAGCGCAGCTTGACCAGATCCGAAACGACGTCACCGCTCAGACGAATGGCGCGTGGGCGGCGGCTGGCCGCGATGGCTCGCCGGGCAATGCTCAAGCCCTGGCGCGCGGTGTCGCTTCTGGCGTCGCGCCTGTGATCGCCGCGCAATACAATGCGGACGCGGACCGCGCGCTAGGCGCGGCCAGCTCGATCTATGGCGCCGGGAATACGACTTACGGCCTCCTGAACGGCACGAACGCGACCGCAAACGAGAATTTCACCAACGGCGTTGGCACGGCCGGCAAGGCGCTGGACGTCACCAATTTCGGCGCAAACGCTGCTTTGCAGGCGGAAGCGCAGAAGTTCGGAATTCCGGCCTCGCAATACGCAACGCTGCTCGGTTCGCTTGCTCCGATCGCGGCGCAGTTCGGCACGCAAACCGGACACTCGGAAGGCGAACAGCAAATGAGCGGCGCGCAACAGTTCGCGATGATCGCCAACGGCATCGGCTCAATGATGCCCAAGGGCAATATCAGCTTTGGAGGAACGGGCTAAATGCCGGGAATTCTCGACCTTTTCACCGGGCAAACCGGCGCGTCTCCCTGGAATGCGCTTTATCCGTCGTCGCTCAACAATGATGCGGATCAGGCGCAACAGGCGCGCGAAGCTGCCGCGGCCGTGCTGGCAAGCCGCTTCCGCGGCGGTCCTGGCGCGGCCCCGGAAGCGCCGGCAGCACCGGCGCCGGCATTCGGCGCGGGAGCGGTGCCCTTTGGCTTCGCCGGTCCCGGATCGATGAACGTTGACCCGTCGCAAATCGCCGCGCCGGCGCCGTCTCCGTTTGCCTCTGGCGCAAGCCCGGTGCCGTTCGCGTCCCGCCCGGAGCCGGCTCCCGCTCCGGTCGCGCCGTCCACGGATCTTTCTGCGGCGAGCCGAAACCGCGCGCCGGACGATTTTATTTCTGTGGGTAACTATCAGATGCCGGCGTTCCGCGGCGAGGCGCCGGCGGCGCCCGCTCCGGCCGCGCCGGCGCCTGTCGTGACGCAGGGTGCCTCTCCCGGGCCGGCGCCATTCTCTCTCGCCGGCATCGGCGAGGGCGCGGGCGATCGTCTCATGAAGGCGACGCGCGGCTTTATCGGCAATCTTCACAACGGGCCGATTGGCGCGCTCGCCGCCGGCGCCGGTTCGCTTATCACCGGGCAGAACACGGACCCGAGTTCGATTGCGTCGGAACAGAGCAATATGTCGGCGCGCGCGCTGATGGCAAAAGGCGCATCGGCGGCGGAAGTGCAGGCGGCCCGCTACAATCCGGCGCTCATGAAGGCGCTGGTTGATAACTACTACGGCAAAGACAAGTGGGCCGTAGTCCAGACCGGCGAGGATGGCGACGGCCGCAAAACCTTCATGCAACAAAATCAGGTCGACGGCACGTTGCGGCCGATCGCTGGCGCTCCGGCGGCGTCTGCCGCTCAAGATTACGTCACCGGCCCCGATGGGAAGCCGATCCCGATCCCGCCCGGCGCGAACCGTAAGGAATTCATCAAGCAGGTAACGCATGCGAACGCTGATGCGGCGGTCGGCAAGCAAACGGAGGCGCAGGGCAAATCCGCCAAGTTCTCCACGATCGCGACACAAGCCGATAGCGTCATCAAGCAGTTGGAGGCGCAGGGGCAAAGCGTATGGGGCGCGGCAACGGACAAGTTGCCGTTTGGTGGCGCATATCTCCAATCCCCCGAATATCAGAAGTACAAGGCCGCGAAAGAGGCGTTTCTTGGCGCCCATCTTCGCGACGTTTCGGGCGCGGCGATCGGTTCAAACGAATATGTCCGCGCTGAAAAAACCTTCTTCCCGCAGCCCGGCGAAGGGCCGGAGGCCGTCGCGCAAAAGGCGGCGCTGCGGTCGCAGCTAGTGCATGAAATGGGCCGCGCGGCCGGGCCTAGCTACAAGGCGCCGGCGGTTGGCGGCGCCGGCAAGACGTCCAGCGGCATCACTTGGAGCGTTCAATAAATGCCCGTTCTCACGATCGGCGACAAACAGGTGACGGTTGGCGATGAGTTCTTGAAGCTCTCGCCGGAAGCGCAAAACGCGACTGTTGACGAAATCGCGTCCTCGATCGGCGCCAAGCCTGCAGCGGCTCCAGCTGCGGCGCCGGTGACAGTCAATAGCGTTGCGCGCTCGGCGGCAACCGGCGTTCCCATCGTCGGCGGGCTCCTGAACAAAATGGACGCGGCAACGAACGCGGCCCTCGCGCCGGTGCTGAACCGTTTCTTTGCTCCGGAGGATCAACTTTCCGGTGAAACGTTCCAGGATCGTTACGCAAAATCGCTCGCCATCCAGGAAGGCGCGGACAAGAAATTTTCGGCAGAACATCCGATCGTTGACACGGCGGCGCAGCTCGCCGGCGGTGCCGCGTCGATGGCGCCCGTTATGTCCGCCGCTCCCAAGGCTTTCGGCCTGACCGGCTCCATGCTCGATATGGTCAAGAACGGCGCAATCTCTGGCGCCGCGCTCTCCGGTGCTGATGCCGCGGTGCGCGGCCATGACGTCGCGCCAGCGGCCACGGTCGGAGGCATTATCGGCGGCGCTGCCGGTCCCGTCGGAAAGGGTGTCGGAAAGGTCGTCTCTGCGATCGCCGATCGCGTGCGACCGCCGGCAACGGTGCCGCAAAATCTCGTCAAGGTCGGCGACGTCGAAATTCCGCTGTCTCAGTCTCAGGTGACGCAAAACCCGGCGCTATCCGCGGAAGAGCAAATTTTGCTTCGCGGCGGCCGCGGCGATGCGGCTCAAGCGGAAGCGCAAGGCTTCAAGGATCTGCAAGATGCGCGCATGGGGCAGGCGCGGGACAATTTCGGGGCTTCGCTCGATCCGACTGGCTCGGCGGCTCGGATTGCGCCGCAGGACGCGGCGGAAAAGATCGCCGCGGAACTGATCGCGCAGGAACAGGCGCGGCAAGCCTCGGCAACTGGCGTTCACGTTGGCCCGATGTCGCCGCAACAGCACGGCGAGGATTTAGCCCGATCGCTCGGCGGCGGGCAGGTTCGCGCGGTAACTCCGGGCGATGCGGCGGAAGTGCTGTCGGATCGCTTTGCGGTGGCGCGCAACGCGGCGAAGGCGGACTACCGCGGAAAGTATGCCGCCGTTTCGGAAGCTCCTGGCGAGTTCGCGCCGGGCTCTGCGGCGGGGTTCCGCGGCGACGTCGAAAGCGGCTTGCGCAGTGCGGACAATCCCGTTTCGCTCGATCCCACCAACACGCCAAAATCGCTTCGCGCGCTTCAAGTCATTGATGACAATTTGAACGGGGTCGGTCCCGGTGCGCGCGCTCCGGCGCCGGCCATGCCTGGCGCTCCGGTTGACCCGCTGCACGCGCAAGACGTCGCCGATATCCGCGCGAAGTTCGGCGATGACGTCGCGGCGGCGTATCAGCGGCAGAAATCGGCGGCTCCCGCCGTCGCCTCTCCGGAGCCGGCGGCGCCGAAGGCTCAAAGCCTGCTCGAATTCATCGCGTCAAAGGGCGGGTTGGGGCCGGATGCCGAACTAGCGGCAATCGGTGGGGAGGGCCACACCGTCAACGTTGAAGGTATCGGGCGCCGCAAGCTTGTCCGTCAAGGCGGCTGGCCGCTCGATTACGCGCGCGAGGCGGCGGAAGAGGCCGGCTATCTCCGCGGCAATCACAGCGGAACGTCCACGGTCAACGATCTACTCGACGCGCTGGACGCGGAAATGCGCGGCGTGAAACGCTTCCCGGAGGGTTTCGAGGGGCACGTTGGCAAGCGCGAAACCGCGGCGCGCTCTGAGCGCGAAACCCATGAACACGATGCGTTCATGCGCGGCATTGATGAGGATCTGACGGCCGCCGGTCACGGCGAATTAGGGCCGGAAGTCAAAGGGCGGGCCGCCCGCTTGATGGCTAACGAGCGGATGGACGCAGACACAGCGGTAGAAAATGCGTTCCGGCAGCTCGAGCAAGAGGACGCGGCCGGCGTCGGGCGAAGTCTGGAAAGCTCATTTCCGGGTGACACTGCGGCGCCAAAGGCCGCGGCGCCGGCGGCTGCGGCCGGCTCCGGCTTCACCATGCGCGACGTTGAACAGGTGCGAAAGCAACTCTCGACGCTGTACGGCGACGCGCGGCGCGCAATGATGGGCGGCGGCTCCGGCGCGGATCTCCACGCGCTCGAGCAAATCACGGAACATTTTGACGCCCGCGTGGCGCAGATGATCGAACAAGGCAAGTTCGCCGGCGACGGTCCGGCGGTTTTGAAGATGCAGGAAGAGGCGCGCGCGGCGTTCGCCGATTACAAGCAGAAATTTGCCAAGCGCGGCGCCGGCGATGAGGTCGGCGCAGCCGTTGAAAAGATCCTAGGCAAGTTCTCGGACACGAAGGCGACGCCTGACACGATTGTTCGGCTGGCCTACGGCACTGGCGATGCGCCGGGCGGTCAAATGCCGGTGCAGATCGCGCAACGGATCGAACGGATTTTTGGCCGCAACTCGGATGAGTTCGCGACCTATAAGCAGGGGCTTTTCTCGCATCTGAGGTCCGGCGAGCCGGACAAGGCCGCGGCGCGGATGACGGAATTTCTCGAGGGCACAAAGGGCCGGCTCCTGGCTCATACGGTTTTCGAACCCAACGAGCGCGCCGCGCTGGCGCGATATGCGGACCGGCTCCGCGGCGTTTCGGCTCCGCAAGCGCTCGAGCCTGGCGCGGCTGCGGCGGCAATCCGGCGCTATAGCGGCGCGGACGGCGCGCCGCCGGCGTCGGGAAACCAGATCGTCAACGATCTTTTTGGCGCGACCGGCAAGGGCAACGGCCGTTTCGCGGTTGACCTGGCCGTGAAGTTGAAACAGTCGCTAACCCCGGAGGGCTGGACGGCCGTTCGTCAAGGCATGTGGGAAAAGCTGGTGAACGCCGGCGAGGGGAAAATTGAATTCGAGGCGCAAGCCCTGTCGCAGCGGCTTCACGAGTTCCTGAACGAAAGCGGCTCGCAACTGTCGAAAGTGCTGTTCTCGCCGAAAGAGCTGCAACTGATGGGGCAGCTTGCTAGCGTCTATAAGCAGATGATCCCGGTAAAGGGGACAACCAACCCCAGCGGAACGGCGCCGATGTTGGCGAAGATCGCCGCTGGCGCGCGGCATTCGCTGTTGCCGCTGCTCGGGTTCTCCGGCGGCGGCCTGCCTGGCGCGGCGGTGGCGTTTGGCGTCGACAATGGATTGACGGCGGTCAGCAATGCGAGCGCGAAGCGGAAGGCGGTCAGTCTGTTCTATGGGCCGCAAGCCGCGCGGCCGGCAGATTCGCGCTTTGCCAAGGGCGCTGGCCTGCTGATGCAAGGCGCGCTTCCGACCGTCAATCAGGGTCGCTCGCGCTGATGCTGATCGTACCAGCGCGCGGCGGCGAGCATCGCAGCAATGACCGCTAACCCGGCCGTTGTACCGAAATTATCGACGATGCCGTGAGCGGCAAGCCGGACGCCAAGCATGGCGGCGGCAAAGGCGGCGATGCAGACCAGAATTCTAGGGCTCATAGGGCAGGCATTTTATGGACGGGAAAGAGATTTATCAAGGGTTGCTGGATCGCGGCTACGCGCCCACGCAGGCCGCGGCGCTCGCTGGCAACATTGTGCAAGAAAGCGGCGGCAATCCGAGTGCGCTCAACCCGGGTGAGGGCGCCAACGGATTGCTGCAATGGCGCTTGGATAGGTGGCAGGGCTTGCAGGACTTCGCGAAAGCTCGCGGCACGGCGCCGAATGATCCGAACACTCAGCTCGATTTCATCGGCTCGGAACTGTCCGGCCCGGAAAAGAGGTCATCCACAGCTTTTTTCGGCGCTCCGGATCTCGCCTCCGCAAATTCAGCGCTGAAACGTTACATCCGCTACGGCGATCAAAGCGAGGGGACCAGGCTCGCCAATGCCCAAGGCTTCTTGAACGGGCAGGCGGCGCCGATGTCGATGGCTGGGCCTCGGCCTGCCGCGCCGGCGGCGGCTCCGGCACCAACTCCCGCGGCGGCTCCGGCCGCGGCGCCAGCTCCGGCGACGGATAAAGCCGCACCGCTCCAATTCGGCGGCGGCGGTGGTGGCATGAGCATGGCCACGCTGGCGGCAACGCCGCAACTCACAAACCTTTTGCTGCCCCGTCCTAACGTCTTTGGACTGAAAATCGCGCCGTTTTCGCTGAGGGGGTAGAATGTCGTTTTGGAAATGGTCAAAGACTGCGGCGAGCAACGGCACCGCAGATGCTACTTGTCCGTTTCCGGAAGGTATGGCGCCCTCTGCTGTGAACGATGGTGTTCGCGGCGCAATGGCTGCGCTGGCGAAGTACCGGGACGATATCGCCGGCGCGATCGTGACGGGCGGATCGTCGACCGCCTACACGGTATCAAGCAACCAAGGATTTGACACGCTGGCGCATCTTGACGGCGCGCTGATCGCGTTCACGCCACACGCGACGAACGGCGACACGGTGACCTTGAATGTCGACGGCCTTGGGGCAAAGCCTCTCCGCTCCGCGCCTGGCGTCGAGATGGTATCCGGGACCTTGGTGCAGGGGACGCCTTACACCGCGCTCTACAGCTTTGCGGACGCGGTTTTCTACCTGCGCGGCTATCATTCGAGCCCGTTCAACGTCCCATTTCTTGGCGGGATGGATTTCTGGGACACGATCGCGCCGAACAGCACGTTCATTTTCCCTGCCGGTCAGGCGATTTCGCGGACCGTCTATTCGCGCGCATTTGCGCGGTGGGGAACTACATACGGCGTCGGTGACGGGTCGACTACCTTCAACGTTCCGGACAAAACTGGCCGCGTTTCGGCGATGAAGGAGGCCGCGGCGGCGCGGCTGACCGCAGGGTATTTCGGCGGAAACTCCGCGAATATGGGCGCTGTTGGGGGCTTGGAAAGCAACAACGTCATTCTGACCCACAATCACGGTGTCACCGATCCGGGCCATTCGCATACTGCAAACGGCATCCAAAAGGGGACGAGCACAACGCCCGGCAATGTTATTTTTGGCGGCTCGGCCAACGCCGGTAACCTCTCCATCGTGACAGACAGTGCGACTACTGGAATTTCGATCAATAGCACCGGTAGCGGTAGCGCGCACAACATCGTGCAGCCGACGATTGTCTGCAATTACATCATTCGGATTATCTAGCCGAATATCTCGATGGGGGCCTGAGAAGCCACAAAATACAGATTGTGCCGGCTTGGGTAGATCGTGTCCCAGACCTTCACGAATTTGAAGTGAGGAGTGAAGAAGCGGCGCAAGTCCTCTTTGCTCTTGAACTCATATTCGTGGAGCGCGTTGCTTTTTCGACCGTCCGCGGCTTCTATCAGCGTGTAGCCGCTCAGGATGCCATCCGATCCCAGCCGCTCGACTAGCTGACCCATAATCTGGTCGATTTCGGCTTCGGTGAAATGCTCAATGGCGGCATCCCAGATGATGTTGTCGAACGGACCGGGCGGGAGCCCTTGCCGGATATCCTGTAGGGTGTAGTGGATATTTGGCGTCTGATTAAAGCGTTTTGCGTGCGGGATTGCATCCTTGTCGAAATCGAGCGCGATGATCGATTTCGCCTTCGATGAGTAGAAATGACGGGCGTTGAAGCCGTCACCGCAGCAAATCTCTAGAACTCTCGCGTTCGGCTTCATCACCATGCGAGAGAACACGCCGCGCTCAACCCATAGCCCGTTGTTCTTGGCGCTGAACTGCCAGTGCTGATCCAGATAGTGATCGAACCACTCTGGACGGGGCGCAAATCCCCACTGAACAGCGAATTGAGCAAAATGGGTGGCCGCCGATAGCTTTCGGACGAGAAAGTTAAGGGCCTTCAAAAACGAAATCAGCAATCTTCGCATTTCGAGCCTTTACCACTGCAACCGTAGGGCGATCAATCCCCCGGATAAACCGCTAACTGCCGCCCCTCATGGTGAGCCCCGTTCTTCATGGGGCGATCTATGCGGCTAATCGACAATTGGCGGACGGAACTCCACCGGCTTTGGACCGTCCGGGCCAGCCTTTTCATGTTCGTTTTGACCGGCGCCGTTCTCGGCCTGTCGGCGTTCGCGGACGTGTTCAATCCCTGGTTTTTCCTCACCTTAAGCATGGGCGGCTATGGCCTGATCGGTTTCCTTCGCCTTGTGAAGCAAGTTCCGAAAGCTGACGTATGAGCGCGCGCAAAACCGCAATCACCGTTGCGAGCGCCGGCGCCCTCGCGCTCGCTGTCCCTGCCATCAAGCATTATGAGGGCTACGCCCCGACCGTCGTTCCGGACAAGCTCGCCGGCGGCCTTCCGACTGGCGGCTACGGCGAAACTGTTGGCGTCAATCTCGGCGAAACCCACAGCGAAAAGTTTTGGTCCGATCGGCTCGCAAGGCGCCTGGTCGAAGATTACGACGCGGAAATTGGCAAGTGCATCACGGTCGAACTGCCGGACGGCGTTCGGGCAATGGCGCTTTCGATGTCGTGGAATGCTGGGCCCGGCGCCATGTGCGCTTCGCCGATGGTCAAGGCGTGGAACGCTGGCGATATCGAGGGCGGTTGTCGCAAGATCCTGACGAAAGGGCCGAACGGGACATATACCGGCTGGCGCGTTGCGTCGCGCCCGCAAGGATCCGGAACGCCGCTCGTTGTCCAGCGCGGTTTGGTCAACCGCCGCGCTGATGAGCGAAAGAAATGCCTCGCCGCGGCTCGTGAGCTTGCGCCGCTCGTTGCTACGGCTCCCATACCGTTCCCGCCGCCTGTTGTCGCGCCGCCGGCGCCGGCCGCGCCGCCCGTGGTCAACACTGCGAAACCTTCTGTGTGGCGCTCGCTGCTCGCGCGGCTGCGTTGCTGGATCTTCAAATGCGAGGCCGCGAAATGATGAGCGAGATTTTTTGGAACGTCACAACGTCCGCGCTCGCGCTCGGCGTCGATGGGCTAATTTTGGCCGCGGCGCTCGTCGCCGGCTTTCTCCCGTTCGCTCGCTTTCTGCCGGTGGTCGGGCCGTATGTCCCGGCCGCGAAGCTCGTTGCCGTGCTGGCTGCGGCGTTGATTTGCTTCAAGCTTGGTTTTCGGATCGCCAGCGAACGGGAAGAAGCCAACAGCCTACGCGCGACGATTGCCGCGCAAAGGGCGGACTTAGACAACGCGGCGAGGTCAGCCGCCTTTGCCAACCAGCGCGCAAGCCAAATTGAGAAAGATGCCGATGCCAAACGCAAAGCGGATGACGAATATATTTCGACGCTCAAGCTTGCCGCTGGCTGCGGCTTTGAGCCTTTCCCTGGCCGCGTGCGCGACAACGCAGGCGCCGGCGCCGGTGGCGCGCGATCTGCCGGCGAAACCGGATCGGCTGATGACGTCACCGGCGCCGCCGGCGCTGGATCGGACGTGCCGGTTTCCGTGGTTCGGCGTCGCTGGTTGCCGTGGCAAAGACCCTAGCGCCATGCTGCGATTGACCGTCTCTCACGATCAAGAGCAAGAGCGGCGCCTTGATGGCTCCGCCGCCTGGTACGAGGGCGTTCGCGCCGACTACAAAGGGGGGAAGTGATGAACGCCGGCGATATGGAAAAGCTAGCGAAGATGGCCGCGAAAGAGGCCGTTTCGGAAACGTTTCTGTCTCTCGGGATGGACATTTCCAATCCGATTTCCGTACAAGGCCAATTCGCCTTTCTGCGAAACCTTCACTACGCCGCGCGCCACGCTCGCAACGTCGTCATTGCCGGCGTTCTCGGCGCGCTCGTTAGCGGCGGCGTCTATGCGTTCTGGATTGGCTTTAAGGCCAGCGCCGCGGCGCCGTCCGCCGTTTCCACGCTGGGCAGCTCCCGGTAATCAACTTGATATCATTTTCCTCGGGAGTAAAATGCACCAAGGAACGGTGGGCGTCAGGGCTGGGCGTCATGCAAGATTACCTGAAACATAGGGAAAAGCTCCGCTGCGATGCGGCGGAATGCAAATTGATTAGCGACCTCGCCACCGATCCTCAGAAGCGCGAATTATTCGATAGGCTGGCGATCCACTTAAAAAGCCTTGCAGACCTGGTGGAGCAGGAAATGCTCCGGCAGAGACCAACGAGCGGTTAGGCGAATAGGTCCGCGCCGCTCTGCGTTAGCTTCACGAACGTTCCGCTATCGTGCATTTCCAGCCAGCCAAGCGCAATCGCGCGCTCAAGGCCGCTCAACAAAAACCCCCGCCGCTACTTGGAGCAAACGGCGGGGGCATGTGAACAGGGTATGGAGCGAGGGTAGCCCGTGACCGAGGCCGATGTCGCTCGCAATGGCCTGCAAAAGAATTCAAGCGAAATGGATGCAACGCGGCAAGACCAAGATTTGAGCAACGCGCCAGGTTCCTGCGCAAACGGAACGACGCCACCACAGCCATTGCAAATTCCGAAGCTGGGCGCCGTCAGGCGAAGAAGTCCGCGCCGCTCTGCGTCAGCTTTACGAACGTCCCGCTATCGTGCATTTCCAGCCAGCCAAGCGAAATTGCGCGCTCAAGGCCCGCTCGATATTCCGCCGGCGTGCCTTTGTCGCCGAACAGGAATGGGCCGTTGAGCTTCTCGATATAAATTCGGCCATCCTGGACCGGTTCGAAGGCGTGCGCGTGCTCCAACAGGCGGCGGGCTGCCTTCTCTGGATCGCTATAAGGGCGGTCGGCGACGTGTTTCATCCATTCGCCATGCCCGATTCGGGCATTTGGATCACTTCATATTGGAAGGCGACGCCTTCCGGATCGTTTGCATCAAACCAAGCTCGTGCCGCGTCCGTGCTTGCTAACATCTTGATATGCTCGGCGTCGCCAACCTGCTTGCTTGTGTTGACGTAGACAAAGACGGTCGTCGCACGTTCCTGTACGCCTTCGTTTCCTGCTTTAGACCGTGTTCTTACGGATACTAACGCCTGTGGAAAACTGTAAGGTGCCTTATTGCCGGCGCGTTTTCATTCCGAACAAATTTTTCCAGCGAGGGTCGCGCCAATGCGGCCCTTTTGGATTCCAGGACCGGTATCTGAATGAAAACGGCCCCAGCTACTGGAAGGAAGCTGGGGCCGCCTTCTTCCGGTTGGGCTTTGGGGGCTGGAGACCGGAAGCCGATCTCCGACTCTTTTAGGCGCCGAAAGTTCCAATCACATCGTACTCAAAGGCAACGCCTTCTGGATCGTTTTCCGCAAGCCAAGCGTCCGCCGCGTCGCGGTTGGCGAAGACCTTGAGGTGATCGGAGTCGCCGACCTGTTTGCTTGCGTTCACGTAGACAAAGACGCTCATTTCGAGCCTTGTCCTAGTTCTGCACCCGAGTTTAACGGTTCTTCGGAGTCGCCGAACCTTTCAGCCCACCGATCCCTGCGCTTCTCCTTCGCCGTCCGATTGTAAATCTGCACTTGGTCTAGGTCGGCTTCCGGCCCGGACGGCTCCTGATCACTCGTAATGGCGTGCGGTTCAGCCTCAACGCCTCGTTGGCGCAATGCGAGCCCGATGAAGCCCAGCATTAGCAAAAGGGCGCCAGCTATGATCAGCCAATGGGGGTATTCGATCGATGATAAGGCAGTCATTTTCTCAGCCTCAGGCGGGCGAACGAGGTGGAACAACTTGCCAAATGTTCCCACGTTCCTATCGCCCGCAGACTCGCCCATGCGGTGGCGCCCACCGAGGCGGGCCCTACTACCTCAGGCGGTTTCGGTCCCATGCGTCCTTAATCTCAAAGGCGACAATCGTTACGATGGTTGTCACCACGATAGGTCCGGCCAATATAGCCACCAGCGTAAGCATTTTTCAGCGGGGCGGCTGGAGGCCGGGAGAGGAAAGCCACTCGCTCATGTGCGAAGCTGTCTCGGCCTGCCGGGCTTGGCGAATGAGCTTGTCGCGCTTAACCCCAGGTGGTGTGCCTTGGGCCTCTATACGCAGGCGTTCTGCCTGCTCCGTCAAACG